CTAAGGGATAAAAACGCAACGCCCGCCACCACCCTGGACAGCAGCAGAAACGGTGTTGCCCAAAAGCAAGCAGAACCCGCCCGCAGACGCCCCGTTGCTGCAGGTGCCGCCTGAAAACGCTCGATATACAGTATTGTTGGCGTGAGCATAATATTGATTATCGTTTGTTTTTCCGTTGCTGCTACCGTTCTTAAATAAGAACATATCTTTGCCTAAAAGTCTTGTAGCTTCGAATCTTCCGTTTGTTATCGTTCCGCCTGCATTTGTCGTTACCTCTATCCAATTGGCTTCTATAGACGATTTTGTATAGCTTACGGTTCCGTCAGGATCAGGATTAAAATAAATATGTTCGGTTGTTCCGTCTCCTATTCCTGCTAAGCTGCCGACCATCTGTCCGGCATTACCGATAAAATTATCAAGCCCAAAAGTTTTGTTAGGCATTTTACTTGCGTTATAATCACCGTTACCGGTATTTTCTCCGTCAAGTCCAAGCACGTTATCACTACCGCCGGTAAGTTCCATACCTAAACACAATACAGTAGTATTTGCTGTTGTGCTTACGGTTCCCTCGATATAAACTTTTTTACAAGCCGTATCTGTTCCGCTTATACTTACGGTAACATCTTCAACCGATATAATCCTATACCAAGTTGTCGCATTTGCTGTTCCTACGCCTATACACTGTTTGTTTACAGGCACTGTATTTATTTGACTACTTGCGTTCCAATGTGTAGCCGTAAGTATTACATAATCGACGTTTGTTTCGTCCGTTACTGCTTTTGCGTCGCCTTTATATCCGGTAGTATTGCCGTTGCCTAAAGTGGCTTGCCAATCTAAATTGGCGTATTTAACAAGTCCTAAATACTGAATACTTGTTTGTTCTTTTATACCGAATAAACGTAATCCTTTTTTTCTCGGTAACGCTTCAAATTGTGCAATAGTTCTGCTGCATATAGGCGGTCTGCCTGTTGTGATTGTAAACGGAGTATTGTTTGTGGTCTGCATATCTTCACCGTTCCAATAATAATTGGTTCCGTTAAAGTTATACACACTATCGAAATCAGGTTCTACACCTTCATCCGTAGTATTATCACTTGTAGCCGTATAAATTAAACCGTTATAATACCACTTATCACCTTCAGTATAAGTTGCAGGTTGCTCTTCAAAAGCCACTAATTTAATTCTAAACGGCTCACCTATAGAATATTTTGATATTCCAATCCATTCATGTAACACTCCGTTTCTGTCGTGCATAGGTGATACTTTATAACCGTCTTTAGCTTCTGCAGACAATATTACCATTGTATTACCGTCGTCATCGATTTCAAGCTTATACCAAAAGATATGAAACATTCTAAAACTGTAAAAACCGGGCAACCCGAAATGTGTCTCGTATTCATAGGTTCCTTCAACAGCAAACTGTTCGGCTTTACCTGTTTCGGCGTTATAGGTAACCAAAATATCATATCCTTCAAAAATTTCATGACCTTTAAAATCGTCGGTGCCTGCTGCAACATCTGTGCTTTTGGAAAAATTTAAGCTCGCCGCTCCCAAAATTCTTGTTCCTGCAGAACTTGAAAGATTAAAACTTACTCCAAGTTCTTCATGACTTTTAACCGAATGATTATATACAAACGCCGTTGTTGCTACTTTGTCAGATATATCGTCGTTATGTTGTGTAACCGCTTCTGTTATACCGGTAAATTTTTTATTACCTGTAATAATTTCGGTTCCTGTTATATGCACAAGGTTCGTTTCATCTTTACCTTGTAACGATGTTCCGTCCCAAAAATAATATACTCCGTCATAAAGATATGAAACCTCTGTACTTGGAGTTACTCCGTTATCTTTGGTTGTGGTTGTTAAAGCAGTATAAATCTTTCCGTTGTTATACCATTTACTGCCAACAACATACGGTGTAGAAGGATCAGAACCTGAAGCAACTAAACTTACTACACCCATTTCGCCTTTAACTGAATCTAAACCATCTTTAAGTGCTTTAGATGATGCATAAGTTTCCGATGAAGAACTTGAAAAACTATCAGAAATATTACTTTTTAACTGATATTTTTTTAAACTTGAACCGCCATTAGTTCCGTCTATATAATATAACCCCATTTTTCTTAGTCCTCCTTTTTTGTGATATTGATTATAGAACCGTCTTCAGTAATCGCTCTCACCCAAAACTTTTTGCCTTCTTTCGTTAGCCCTATCCATTTTTCAGGAGAAACAACATACCCGGCTTTTTCGTCTTTGGCTGGTTTATTTGTAGCTTCTTCAATCATTATCTTACCGCCACCAACATTTTGTATTTGGTAATTGTCTCCTTCAGAAAAATTTTGTTGCATTTTTCCTTCTAAATCCTGCCAATCTGAACTACTAATACCTACTCTCATACCCTACCTCCTTTAAACTTTTTTACTCAACTACCGTTAATTTTTCTATTTTTCCAACTAAATTTGTTATTGTTATTTTGTATCCCGAATTTACATCTAATTCAGTACTGCCTATCCAAGCTTTAATTTGCGAAGCTGTTATACCTGAAAAAGTATTTCCTGTCTTAAAATATATTTCTACAGGTTGCGGACTATCAATAAGATTTGTTAATGTCAAACTTGTAAATGTATATAATGTGCTTGGATTATAATACGAAGATTTTATAAAGTTTCCTGCAAAATATGCTGTATTTGGATAAAACCTATCAGGCATATAACTTGTTGCTTCTACAAACTTTCTTTGTGATAAATCGAAGTTGTTCCAATAATCTGTAACTCCCTCGCCATCGGCAGAGGCTTTTATTCTTAAAAACATAGAATCAAAAGATATAGAATTGCTACCACTTTGTCTATGATAAAATATACATATTTGAGATAATCTTAATGTAGGAATACCGCCATTATTGCCGAAATTCGATTTAATAACTTTAACATAAGCTTGTAATCCTGAAAGCCCTGGCTGTCCTACATGTTTTCCCACTACCTCCGGAAAACCGCTTGTACAAGTTATATTATTTATTAAATACTCTCCCTCTTCCAAAACTGTATCAAGGTCGGTACCTTCAGGTAACCACCTTACTTTCGAATCTTTTCCTCTAAACCCTTCCAACACTTTAATCAATTTAACCTTTATACAATTTTTAGATTCTGTTATAATATTCGACATTTCCTTTTCTCCTTTCAATTTCTTTTATTGTGCAAACTTACCTAACAAATTGTTATCCTCAATCTTGCTTTGTCCCATGTCTTTACCTACTTTAGCCATATTCAACAAAGTTTGTTGTTGTTGAAGTTGTTCTTGTTGTTTTTGCTGTTCTTGTCTTATCTGTTCAACAACCGCCGGATCTCTTAAAATCTTTGTATCAAGGCCGTAATCCGTAAATATTTTTCTAATCAATTTATCTTCATCTAAATTATCTATCGTTGCAGGTTTTATCTTTGCAACACTATCCATAATCGTTAAAGCATTTGCCAAATTACCAAGCCCGATTTGTTTTTGTGCTTGTGCAAGAGTACCTAAAAATTCTATTTTTAATTCTTCGCCTAAAAGAATATCCGGTATTTCTTCTTGCCTGATAACACCTTGTTCAAAAATCTTTTCTATAACTTTTTGAATTAAAGGCACCAACATTTCATTTTCAAAACCTTCAATAAATGTTCCCAAAATTGCAAGTTTTTCATTATCTTTAATTTGTGCTTCCGTAGCTGTAGTATTAGGAGCTTGGAACAGTGAAAAAAGGTCAGCAAAAAAAGCAGAATGAATCTCTTTTTTAGTAGAATCTATATCTAATAATAAATGATTTAAATCTATAGCTACATTGTAAGCGGTCCTAACGGAAGTGTCGGAACTTGCAGGAACTCTTGTAATTCCGCCCGGCAACAAATTTATACCTGTTTTAATGTCGTTGGTTGCAAGTACGGGCGGATTAACAATTTTTTCAATAGCTTTTAATTTTTCTCTAATCTTTTTAAACTGTTCTTTCATCATCGGAACAACAGTTGAACCAAGTCCTATACCGTAACTGTCTTGAGTTGTTCTTTTTTTAAGTCTGTGCACAATCATCGGAAACGAAGCATATCCGCCTACATGAATAAAATTGTCTTCTTTGTCTCCGTCTATCCAATAATAAGAAAAATATGCTTTATTGTCAGGATCTACACCTTTAACAAACTTCGAATTAGGGCAAATCAAATGATTTACAACATATTCCGTATTATATTGATTCTGATCATAAGCCGATTTAACATTATCCGGGCAATTCTCATAACCGAACTTTTCAACAATATTTTTTACGGTCATATCAAACTGTCTTGCAAAAGTGTCGGCTTTACCTTTATCGTTTATATCAATATAATATTGTCCGGCAGTAAAAGTTAAAAGGTTTACAACATTCTCGTCATCATTTTCAACCAAAGCACAAGAAGTTCCGAAAGCACAACTTTCTTCATACAATAAAGGAAGAGCTTCATACACATTACTTTTATCGAAAATTCTGTAAATAATTTTTTCTAACTTCTCTAAAAAAACTCTAACTTCATAATTCTCGTCTAAATCGGAATCGAAGTTTTGTAAATGCAACCATCTTTTACTTTTGGATGTCAGTCCCGACATTATTCCCGAAACAAGTATATACATGGCTTGTATTGCAACATTACTAAGAATTCTTGAAAAAGCTTTATAATAAGAATTCTTTTTATCACCTTCAAAAAATCCTCTTGAAGCCGCAACATATTTAGATACTTCTTTGCACTCAGCCAAATAATCGTTAGCTTGTTCTTTTAATGTGGAAACAACATTTTGTGCTTGTTGTTTGTTTAACATAATTAAAACCCTCACTTATTAAAAAATGCTTTTTCATCTCTCACAAGTAAGGGCTTTAAATGCAGTTTTTGTGTCCGCTTTATACACGACACTATTATTGTTTTCTATGAACGGTTATTAAGTTCACTTTCTTTTCTTTTTCGGTCTTCTTTTAAATATATCTCCAAACTCGGGTGTCATACCATTAACAAAAACATCATAAGCATTAAACAACCAATCATTAAATATTAAAGGTTGATGTATATCAACTAAAACTGCATCTATCATTTTTTCAGTATAAGCTTGTAATTGTCCTTCTTTAATATCGCCTGCAATAATATCCCTAAAAGTTTTAATTGTTTCATTTACCGGAACAACCGCACCGGTATTTATGTTAGATAAAACCGAACTTTGTCCTTTGGTTCCTATAAACCCTTTTTCACCTACCAAAATATCGTCTATACCGTTATAAAAAGTTCTTAAATAAGGTATCATTGAAAGCCCATATCCTAAAATATCTTTAACAATAAACTTAAACCAAGAAGTTAAATTGTCGTCATCATCATCAAAATCAGGCAACCTTCCCGAAAGTACTTCGCTTATTACCGCAAAAAATGCTCTTGTTACAACAAATCCGGCAAACCGGGCAAAATCTTTTTCTTTAACAAAAACATTAAATTCCGTATTCCATCTGTTAAGTTCGTTAAGCATAAACGAAGCAAACGGATTAAACAGTTTTGCAACAACATTAGTACTTCTTGTAAATTGTGCCTGATCCATTTTTCTTGAAGAACCTACAACCCTTGTAATTAAAAGGTCTGCTCTGTCGCTTGCTTGTTTATCGGTAAGTTGTAACTCGTTTATACCTTGCTCATAAGCCACAATCCAAGCAGGAACGGCAGAAAGATTATCACTTGTAACCATAAGCCAATTACCCAACTTTGCAAGTCTACCTTTCTCTTCAAACATATTTTGTTCGCACTCTTTCATCGTATAATTAAAATTGTCGTATCTATCGGTCATCATTTGGCTTTTAGAACAAATAAACTCTTTTATTGCTTTCCCTTTTTGAGTATTAAAAACAAGATGCCTGTTCAACTCTAACGATTTTAACCATACCTTTTTTACTTGAGCATTACCGAAATTGTCAATAGCATTTTTGTATATAAAAAAGTTACCCAAATTTTGAATAATAATACCCGGCTTAAAAGCAAGCATAGAAGAACCTACACCCATCCTAAACCAATTCAATATTTTTTCGAAACCTTCTCTTTCACCTACAAAATTTTCTCTTGTTCCGTACACTCTAACTTGACTTCTGAATTGTTCATAACCTTCTCGACCTAAACATTCTTCTATTGTAACTCTTAATTGTGGATTAGAAAGTAACCTGTTCTGATCATAAATTAATTTCCTGAAACAAACATCATGTACCTGATTAGCAACAGCTTGATGAAAAACTGCAAATTCAAGACTAATAGGATATTTAACATTTGTTCTTGTCATCGTATAACCTTTATCGGTACTCGGCAACCTAAAAAAAGTTTGAGCAATCTCTTGTAATTGTTCCGCTAAAGTTTTGTCTCTGTCTTTTACTTTTGCACTATATCTTTTATCACACTTCAACGGATAATATCCGCCTTTAAAATTAAATCCTTTACCGTCTTTATACAATGTAAACGGTATTTCTTTAACTCTTTGCGGATAAGTTCCCGTCAACTCTTTATGATTTTCAAAACTTGTTTGCCCTAACTCTTCTAATATATTCCAAACACCTTGCACAAAAGAATAATCTTTTTCATCCAAATATTTTTGAAACACATTCATCAATGTTTGCTCGTTCCAATTATCTCTATCACCTCTGTAATCAAACACCGGAGTTTCAAGTAACCTTTGTCTTGAACTTTCATTGCCGAAATTTAAAAGCATACAAATAAGCTCTTGTTTGGCAAAACTGTTACCTAACTCACCAACATATATTTTTGTATTTTCGGCAGGGTAAATTATTTTATACCAATCATTTTTATCATAAAACTTAATCAAATTTTGGTACTGCTCAATAATATGTTTCAACATTTTGTTTTCTTTGTCGCTTGCCCTTTTGGCAGGTTCCAAGAAAACATTATAAAAAGTAATATCTTTATTGTTGCCGTAACTGTCTTTTCCGTCTAACTTATGCACTAAAGTATCAAGTTTTATACCTGTAGAAATAATTAAATTATAAATACCCTGTCTAAGTGCTCGTACATTATAAGGAATACGAACTTTGCCCCAAAGGTGATACCATCCGGCACCTAAACTTTTATTTATTTCTTTACTGTTTTTTTCTTGTGTTCTTAAATCAATGTTCTTTCTTGCAACTTCGTCTAACTCTCTTACAATAGTTTCAAATTCTACCTTTTTACCGTTTACCGTCATTTCTTGTTGCATCCTATCAAAATGCAATATCTGTTTTAATCCGGTTAAAACATCTCTTAATTGAGTTATCGTCAAATCATCTAAATTTGTTGCTGTATTTTCTTCATTTAAAAGATATTCCGGCAAATTCAACATTTCGCAAGTTGCGGTTTGTCCGTCAATGTTTTGATACTGATTTTTAGCGGTTTGATATTCTAATAATGTCGGTACACTTTGTATAGGATACCCTTTTTGTTGTTTATGCTCTAAATTAAACCTGTTAAGAATATTAAACACTTGCACCAAATTATCATTTTGATAAAATTTCTTCTCGCAAAAAGATTCGATGTTTTTACTTTTTTTCTCAAACTCTTTTCCAAGTTGTAAACTTTGTCTTATAAGTTCACTGTTTAACACAATTTTTTCTTTTAATTGTATTGCTTGTTGTATATCACCTTTTTGTAAGGCTGAAGAAAATTGTCTGTTTAATCTTTGTTGTGCCTGCACATACTTATAATACCTTTTTGCTTCATTTATAGGCATACTTTCAAGATAATTTTTTACCTGCTCTTTTACTAACTCTTTATACTGTCTGCTCCTTGTATAAGCGGTTTCTTTGTTTATATCCTGCTTATAAAAGTTGTATATAAGCATTTCTCTTTCAAGTGCCAAAAGTTCAATTTGTTTTTCGTTGTTTACTGCTTCAATTGCTCTTTCTCTAATAAACTCCGGATCATTTACTTTGTTTTCATATTCTTGCATTAAACCGTTTACAATTTCGTCTATTACTTTTTGCGGTTCTTTAAAATATTCAACATTTTGTATAAGCTCATCGATACTGCTCAAATTGTTGTCGGCAACAATATTCATTAAAGACACAATTTCATCCTGGCTAAAAGAATTTTCTTTATGCTTTTTTATTAACTTATCCGCACTAAGTTTTGTATCTTTAATAGCTTTTTGTGTAGCAATATAAAGTTTGTTTTCTTCTACTTCTTTTTTGGCATTGTCATAAAATTCTTGTTTTTTCGTCTCAATATCTTGTTTATATTTTTCCGTTTTTTCTTTCATCGTTTCTTCAACAAGTATTTCTACAGCTTGTTGGTGTGCTTCTTGTTTAACATTTTCGTATTCTTGTTTTAACTTTTCATTTTGTTTTTGCATAAACTTGTTAAAATCCGTTTCCATACTTGCCAAATTTTCGGCAATTTCTTGTTCTGTAGCAAACAATCTGTCAAAATAATCGTGTACATCTCGGCTAAGTTCAACCTTCTCAAATGTAAGTCGTTTATAAATATATTTCATTAAATTAGAAATTTTTCTGAATATATTTCTTAAACTTATACTTGGTGCTTTACCTTCCATCATATAAGTTTCAAGTCCTCTTGCATAAGTCTCTTGCTGTTCTCTCGTTAAATGTTTTGTATCATCGGTAATATTTAACCATGTTTTTATTGTGTCCCACTCTTTTAATACTTCATCTGTAGCTTGGCCGTTCAAAACATAATTTTGTAAATCTCTTAACCAATAATGTCCCATTTCGTGTATATAAGTAGAAATATCACTTGCGGGTGTAACATGTATCTCATCACCTACAATAAACCCTCTAACAATCTTATTTGTCGCCTTTTTTGTATCAACAAACAAATTATCCTGATAATAAGTTTCTAAAACCTTTACAGCTTTATCATCAAACACAACATAAGCTTTACCATCCCATCTACCATCATAAGTTATACCCTTAATACCATACTTATTTAATAATAAACTTGCTTCCTTGCGATCCGCATCTTTGCCTTTCAAATTAAATGTTATAGCATCATATATTTCTTTACCTGTAAGATCTTCTCCTTTATAATTCTTAAAATCAATAGGTTTGTTGCTAACTATAAAATCATCAATATTTTTTATAGAATTTATAAAATCTATTTTTGCTTGTCTTTCTTCGTTATAACTGTATCTTTTAATAAGTTCTATTGTTCTTTCTTTTCCGAATCTCGCAAGACGGTTTATTTCTACACTAAGATTAAAATCTTTTGTTTCGGGATGTTCTTCTTTGTATTTTGTTTCATACTCGTACCCTTTTAAAAAATCAGTTTGCACATCTTTTTCAAGTTCTTTTTCTGCAATTTCTTTTAATGCTTCTTGCACTTTTTTTGGCTGTTCATCAAAAGTTTTTTGCTCATCCAACAAAACATCATTTTCCGGTATTTCAACTTGAAATAACTGTCCTTTGTTCTCATCTATTGTAATTTTATTAGCATCTATCTTTTCAAGTTTGCTTATTAAATCGTTTCTCTCTTGAATCTCTTGTTTGGTTTTTTCCAAGAATTCTGAATTTATATATTCGGAAACATTAATTGCTGTGTCGTGTGTATTTTTTTGTTTTTCATATTCTTCGTATTCTCCGTCAAGCATTGCATTTTGTTCAATATCTTCTATTGCCAAATCAAACATACTTTTTTCATCTTCGGTAAGAACTATATTGTTAATAGTAGTATTTTCGTTTGCTGTTAATTTATCAATTATGCTTTGGTAAACAGGCAACCATTTCTCGTCGTTTTTGTTCCAATCTTTATATAAATCTATTTGCTCTTTTATATATTCTTCTACAGTTTTATTAATGCCGGATTTTTGTAAATCTATATAACCTCTAAAAAATTTACGAACATCATCATCTACTAACTTTCCGTTTTCAAAAACTTCAAGTGTATTTCTTGCTAAACCTTTTCTATATCTCTCGCTAACTCTTTTCTCTCCGGCAAAATACAAACCCCACCCATGAGCTTGTGCTCCTTCTCCCGTACCTATCTTATCGGTAGAAAAAGTATCAAATCTGTGCGGAGTACCATGATATGCGGCTTGTTCTAATCTTTCCTTTTCAAAATATTTCTTGACAATATCAGACTTTTGTAGTATATTATTATTGCTCCTCAGGTTGCTAATCGGCGATAAGAGCCAGCTGGCAGGTGAGGAGCTTTTATTTTCTACATAAATTATTCCGTTTGCTTTATCTGTTTCTCCTATAAGTTTTAAAATATCATCTTTACCATAAGCACTTGGTATTGCATGCAAACCGACACCATATTTGTTAGGATGAATAGCTAAAACAATTTGTCTTCCGCTTTTATCGGTAGCATTTAGAACAGCCACTAAAGCATTTTTTTCTGTAAGAGATTTCATTACAATAATAGGATCGGTATATAATTGCGGTATATTTTGTATTTCTTTAATGTCTACATTATGATTTTTATATTTTTTTATTTTTCCTAAATCTTTTTTAATATTACCTTTTTCAATAAAAACACTACCGTCTTCTATTCCTAAAACTTTATACAAAAAAGGTATTTCTCCTACATAAGCAGTATCATCATCTTTCTTTCTTTTATCTTTTAACAATTTTACAACATCTTTACCAAATCTATCCTTTTCATCCTCTTTAACTTTAAATATTTTTTCCTTAATTTCATTTTCGTGGTTAAGCATTTGTTCATTACTATTTCTGTCCTCAAACTTTCTTTTATCCACATACTCCGGATTAATATCCAAATCTTTTAATATTTTCTCATCAACTGTAGCACCTTGTCTTATAGCTTCTCTTATAGAATCTTTATGAAACTGTATTTTGCCTTTCTTATCTAAATTCAGTTTAGTGTTAGTAAGTTTTTCATACTCTGCAACAAACTTTTCCGTAGGCATAGCATAAAAGTTTGTTTCTTCGTTGTTATTATCTTTAATATTTTGTACTGCTTCTACAGCTCTGTTTTTTATATTTCTTCTTCCTTCGGATAACTCATTAACAAACCTTAAATTTTTGTTCTGCTCGTACCACTCGTCAAAATTGATATTTCTCTTTTGCATATTAACAAGTGCTTGTGCGGTCCACAATTTTATTGCATTTTGTTTGTCGCTCTTCCATTTCTTGTCATTCATTGTTTCCGGTTGAGCTTCATCAAGAATAGTATTAAAAAATGTTTCTACTTTCTGTCTTGTCTGTTTGTCGGCAGTTTCTAAAACCTGGTTTTGTTTTTCAATATCTTTTTCAAGTTCTGTTTTTATTCTGTTAATTTCGTTTATAGCATCTTGCTTTTCTTTTAATGTATAACCGCTTTCATCAAGTTTTGTATCGTTAAGCATACTGTCAAAAAGAGTTGTTCCGTTAGAAAGTTTTATACCTTGTGCAACGATCATCCATTTAGCTAACGGAATTTTTATATTGCTGTCGGTATCCGCACTTACATTTTGTTCCCTGTTGGAAATACCTAACTGCTGTAACACTTTTTCTTTTATTTCGTTTTCCTGGTTCAACACTTCATTTAAAGCATTGGCGGAAACAAATACCGGTGTGTCTTTACCTACAGTCTTTTCAACAAACTTTTCCGCCATTTGCGGATTTCTTGTAACCGTCTTAACTTGTTTGGCAACTTCACCTACAGCTTTTAAATTGTTTGCAACCATATCGGTTTGCTCAAGCTTTACGGCTTTATTAACTATTTCCAAAGCTCTGTTTTCTTGTTGTTTTTGGCTAAACTTTTCAATTCCGCTGTGTGCCAAACTTACGGAACTTCCTACAAGTCCGCCGATTAAAGCACTATACCCTACAGTACCTAAAATCTCGGCTCTGCTTTCTTCTCTTATACCGAACAAATTTGTTATTAACTCTTCAAAAAATTGTTGACTTCCTTCCTGAATAGACTCTACACCAAACCCTTTTAAAAATTTAGTCCACACTTTTTTAACTTTTAAACCTTCAATAAACATGTGCAACCCTAAACTTTCAAGTCCAGCTTCAAAAGAACCGGAAGTAATACCGGCAACAAGAGAGTTTAACTCATCTTTACCTTTTTGTTTTGCTTCTTCATAAACATTTTGAAATTGATATAACCCGAAAGCCAAACCGCCTGCACCTACACCGCCGCTTAAAGCCGTAATACCTATAGAAGCAAGCAAAGAAGAAAAACCTTGTGCCAAATCATAAACAAAACCGTCTTTATCCGTCTTTGCAAGCCCTGTATCCTTTAAAAACTTTTCTGTTTGCTCTTTTATTACTTCATTTAAAACATTTGCTTTATTTCTCAAATTTGTGGCTTCTTGTTGAATATATCTTTTTAGTTCTTCATCTTCTTTACCTAAATTAAACTCATATTCGGGCTTTACGGGAATATTAACAAATTTGCCTTGCTCTTTATCATACTTTGTAATTGTTCTGTCCGAAAACACAAGTTCCGGTATTCTTGCACCTACAGAAATTGTTCCTCTTGTTAAACCGCTCAACAAATCAATTCCACCGCCCACAAAAGCCCTTCCTACAGTCTTTGCAAACTTTTGAGTATTTTCGTTGGTTGCTAAAAAATTGGCAGGTAAAAGAGTATTTATAGGATTAAATTTTGATTTCGGTGAAACTAAACCTTTTAATACTTTCTCGAATTTAGATAAATTTTTATAGTCGTCTTTTATAAGTGCAACATCTTCTTTGTTCTTCATTAAATCGTAAGTGTTAGGAGTTTCTTTTATTTCATTAAGTTCCTTATCTGTAGGAACTGTATCTTTTAATTTTTTTATCTGTTCGAAATTGCTGTTAACATAATCAACATCTTGTCCTATTTCACTTGCAATTTTTGCAACTTCGTTTTGCCTGTTACTGTCAACATCAACAGTATTCTCAAAATTTTCCGTAATGTTTTTGTTCGGATTTTTCAAAGAAGAAAAATCGAACTCTTTTTTTGTTTCAACTGTATTTTGTGGTTTATCTTGATTGTTTTGTTTCAAAGAAGAAAAATCAAATTCAGACATTATTGTTGCTCCTTAGCAAGTTCCATTGCTTTATCAAAAATATCTTGTGTAAGCGGAATCTTTTGTTCTATTAAAGACCTTAATACTCTTACCTCTAAACTATTATTGTTAGGATTTCTTAAATTATTTAATCCGACATTATTACGAATAAACTGTTGCATATAATCTAAATTAACTTTACCGCTATCGCCGATTCCTTCTTGCAACAAATTTACAAGTTTACTTTTATCTATACCTGCATTTTTTAAATCTTGGTCTATAACAGACTGTAATTGTTCCATTTCTCTACGATTTATAATTTCTTTTCTGTAAATAGGTTTACCGAAAAACGGTTCTTTTGTTATTCTGTCTAACTCTTTATTTGCTTCAACATAATCTAAATTTATAACAGACTGTATCAACTCGTTTTTAATATCCGTTTCGGAAAAATCGTTATTTTTGTTCTTTTTTGCAAAATCGGTTATTCTTGCATTTATTTCTTTCCATCGTGCATAATTATCGTTTTTACTGCTTAAAGTATCTTTATCATACTTTTTAAGCATACTTATATAAATTGCCTGAGATAAATTTCCGTTATTGTACTCTTGTTCAATTTCACTTCTTGTAATAGTATTGTTATTAAACCTATCCCACAAATAAGTAACCGTATCCGGATCACTTTTAACATTCTTTTTAAACAAATCGTTAATATATTTTAAATTTGTTTGTTGCTCCAAAGGAGTAGAAGCATAACTGATAGCAACTTTTTCAAATTCATCTTGATTATGTCCCCCTTCCTGCACCATTTTGGCAACACTATTTTGAAACTCGTTTTGACGGATAGATTTTGCCTGGTTAATCTCATATTTTAAATAGTTAGCTTTACTTCTAACCAAATTTTTCATTTTTTCTTTTTCTTCGGGAGTAAACTTTTCTCCTTTAATATCGTCTATTTTTTTATCTATACTACTTTCCACGATATAACCGTTATCATCAACACTGTCGTTTGCAAGTTCATCAAAAACACTCCTTGCATAATCGGCTATAAGTCCGCCCCTAACAGCATTTTTTAATTTCTCGTAAACTTGCGGAGAAATCTTTTCTTTTACGGTTTCCAAATCTTGTTTTGCTTGTTCGTTGTTCGATACTTCTAAAAGCAAAGAAATTCTTTGTGTAACAAAATCATCTCTAACTTGTCTTTTTTTAAAATCCAAAACATCTTTACCTAACTGAGCATAATTTTCATCTATAATACTGTCTATCTTGTTAAAACTCTTTTTTGTAAACTTATCGTTAATACAATTGCTAATTTCATTATTTACATTTGCGGTAACCAGCTGATCTTTATATCTTTGTTGTTCTTGCACCTGATAAGATGCAACCTGTTTCAATTTTTGAGTAAAAATTCTGTCTTTAGCTAAATTTACTCTTTCTTTTATGCTTTCCGGTATTTCAACAATGTTGCCTTTATCGTCTTTATATTCAAAGTTTTTTTCTTTTAACTGTTGAACTAAATTTGCACTGTCTTGTCCTTTCTTAAACATTAAGCCGTTTTTTTCGTTATACATTATATCGTCATAAAAACTATTCAACTTATTTTCATAATCAAGATACATATTTTGTTCGGCTTTTAACTTTTCTCTTTGTTCATATTCCGCTATTTTACCTGTAACTTGCCCTGCTTTTTGCATGCTTTCGTTCATCGGATTATCTAATAACTGTTTAGAATATGGCCCGGAAACCTGCGGATTTATAGTTTTATCTTGTTTATAAACTTGTCTTTGGTAAGTAGGTATTTTAATTGTTGGCATACATTAACTCCTAAAATTTTTACTTTTTGCTATTTTATAAGAAGCAACACTATCAAATATACTGATAGCCGAATCAACAACCATAGACGACATTGCTTGTTGTTTTTTTATATCGTAAATGTTTTTATCGGCTTCAGCTTGCACTTTAGCTAACTTTAACTCAAGATTATTTTTATCTATTTCGTTTTGTGCTATCTGCATAATAGCTTGAATATCTTTATCTGCTTGTTTTGCACTGTCTACAGCTATCAAATGCAAATAGTTCGAAGAAGAATCTATGTTATTATGTGCAAAAGTATTTGTTTGCCTTGCCGTAACTTTTTTACTTAAATCAACAACTTTTGCCACTTCTCCGCTTGCTCTGGTAGCAATAGCTTTGTTGTTCGTTCTTGTGGCAAGCCCTTTAATTCTTACATCTCCAACGGCTTTATTTGCCAAATAATCATAATATCCTATAGTATCTATACCTTTACCTACGGTAGCACCGACCTTTAACCCGGCAGACAAAATCGTTAAACCAAGCCCCCAATCATAATCTTTAACGGTTTTATCTGTAGAATTAGTTTCCGGTTGCTCAATTACATCATCGGTTTTTATAGGTTCTTTTTTTGTCATAACTAATCTCCAAGTTTTTTATTTGTATAGTTCATGTTCGAACCGTCACTATACACATTCTGTCTTATACCTACTCTTAACTTGTTTAGTCTTTTTACTCTGTCTTGATTTATGGTATCCGTTTCTACTTCTGTAGGTGTAGCTTCTTTAATTAGCTTTTCTTTTTCTGCCTCAGTTTTATTTTGTGCACCTATTTCTTTATCTTTATAATATTTTGTCGATACACCACCGTAAATAGCACTTGCTAAAGCTATACCGCCTAACACAATACTTGTTGGTTCACACATATATTTTCTCCTTTACAAATTTAATCTGTTCCTAAATCCAACTTTAGAATCATGCTCAACAAACAAAATCCAAACGGTTTGTTGTGCTTGTATATAATACCCTTATCATAACCGCTGTAACTGTTTAACCCTTGTGTTGTAATACCCGTCACTAACCCGTTTTCTTCTTTTTCAACAACAATATCGTTAAAACTGTCCTCGTCAATACCTATTTTGTCTACTACCGAATAAAGCCAATTACAACTTACTCCGCATACTCTTGCTTTAACATCAACAATAGTCTGCAAATTTTGTTTGTTTTCGTATACGGCAGACAAAAGTTCTAACCTGCTCTCATAAGCTAACCCTACAACGACATTTTCGTAAGTCTTATCAAACGAAACAGCATTATCCGTAACCTTTTTTGTCATCACTTCACCGTCACAAATACAAACAACATTTTTGTTATTAAACCTGTTAAGTCCGCTAACGGAACTTACATTTGAATACACACTGTGGCAATCTAAAAAAACACCCGAATTGGTTTTATCAACAAATCTCGGTTCCAACTTTTCAATATATCTTGTTCCGTCTCTGTTTACTGCCAAATACAAAATGGAAGCTTCACCGGTATCAAGTCCGCAAATATCTTCTATTACCGCATTATCCATTTCAAAAGTAGAAAAAGCTACAACATTTTCTTCTTTCGTATAACTTAACACAATCATAGTTCCGTCACTTAACAACACATAAACAAGCGAACTCGGATCTTGTAAATATACCAACTGTTTTATCGTTCTGTTATTAAGCAAACTTTTAACTTTATACGATATTTCGTTAGATGAATAAGTATCGTTTAACATGTCGTAAATAAATTCTCTTAAAGTTTTGTTTTGTGTTCCCACAAACAAAACAATATTACCTACAACACAAGGTGAAACTTGCGAACTTCCTCTTTGGCTTTGCGGAGTTTGCGACACTTCTTTCAAATCTACGGTACTTTCCGCAGAAGAAGAAAGAACAAGAAGTTTAGACATGTTCACCAAATTGTATATATCCGGGCAATCTCTTCTTGCCGAAGGTAAATTTATATCAATAGAGTCTGTTTCTTCCATCGGATCAGATACCCCGAAATCGTTATAAATACCTGTTTTGGAAGCCCACAATGTATAAGGTTGAGCTTTTGTTCCGGCAAGAACAAGTCTGTCATTATTAAAACAACCGCAACAAGGATACCCGTTTTTCTCGTTAAAAGCACCTAAAGCAAAATCGGTATTTTGATAAGATGTTGTCTGTACATCGTATCCTTTAATTGCAATATTTTTAAATTTTGCACCAAGAAAAGCTATTTGTCGTGTACTGCTAACAGGATACTGAAACCATCGAAAATCACTATACACAATAACAACTTTATCAAACTTTACCGGATCAAACGAAATTGTCTCGCCAAGTCCTTGTGCATTATATTCATTAACAACTTTTTGAACTACACCGCCAAAATAAAAAGTTGCTACCATTGTTTTTGGTTTAGATGCTTTACTGTTATAAATAGTACCGTCAGTTCTTACAATCTGTTCTGCAATTTTACCGTTAGAAAAACCACTGTTAGAAGTACAATCAATTGTTATTGTAAGTGTAACGGTAGGTTTTGTATTGATGCTTTGAATTGTGCCGTCTTTATACCAATGTGCTTTAAAATAAGTGCTTGAACTACTGCTATCAAAAGCTAAATACACATCAGACTGTTCAAAACTAACACCATAATCCATACTGCCTTGAGATTTTGTAACACTCTTCGACAATGTTATATTGTTATCCGTATCACTTGCCATTGTCGGAATTAAAGAAGCAAGCACTTGCGGTTGTGAAGTAGACCTGAAAGCAAGTCCGCTAAGTCCGTTATTTATAAAAACAAAAGCTTTGGAGTATTTGTCATCACTTTTATAATCATCATCAAAACCTACAATACTGCAAATAAAATAATAATCAAAACTGTGTCGGGAAATCGAAACATTTATTGTTCCCGAAAAATTACTTCCTGTTTTAAATCTGTACCAATAAAGTTCATCATCGTCAACCTGGCTTTCATAATTTATGTTGTTCGGATTACTTGTCGATACCGAAGTCCACTTTTTAACTTCGGTCCATACATATTGATCTTTACTTCTTTCAACCCAAACAGTACCAGCCCAACCGCCCGAAGACCTTATTTCAAAACTTCCTCTTCCTGCAAAAGCAGTCATTGCAGTATTTGCACTTGTAACCGCTTGAGATGCACTATAACTGTCAAACTTATAATTTATTTTAAATAAACTGTCTTTCATATCTTCGGTAAAATAGTATTGGTTAGAAATCAAATAATCTTGTGCACCGCTACAAATTTCAACCTTTAAACCGTCATCGGTATTAACATGTTCAAACGGTCCGTTTACAAATTGAGTCGGCACCAATCTCCAATCATCATCGGCATACCTTCTAAGTTCTTGTACCGGATAATCTTTATGCAAAATATAAAGAGTATCGGCAGACTGCACAAATTTCAATTCGCCGATAGTGTCTATATCTTCATAAGGTGTTGTTATTGTTAAAGGTTGGGTGTCATCTTGCGGATCTAAAACATAATTGTCGTCTTTAATAACTTTTATTGTGTTAGGAGAAAACTCTAACACATACTGTTGAGTTATCGAATACCTAAACGAAACGAGATACACTTTTTGATTTCCGCTTGTAACGACATGTTTTGTCCCGGTCCTATTAACACAAGCACCGCTCGGCAAAAATAAAAGATTTTTAGCACCTTTACAAGAATTGTATCTTAACCCCAAATCCGTTCTTGCTTGTAAAGTCGGATCTATCATACCGCCTGCAAAAGTATTTTGAATATATTTTGTTGTCATATCAATTTTTCCTCAACTTTAAAAGGAATTTCCAATATAGTCATAAGCTTATTATCTGAATCTTTTAACTGCAAATATCCATGAATAATACCTACACTGAATGTTTCAGGTACTCTAAACCCTTCAAGGTCAATAAATTTATCTTCTTCAAACTCTTCAAAAGTTTGTGTAATACTGCCAAGCTTAAAAGTTGCGGTCCAACCGGTCATATCAAGATTAATTTCACTTAAATCAATTCTGATAGTCCTTCCGCTAAAATCGGTATCATCACCTTTTCGAATAACAATATAATCCATATATTTACCTCACAATTTCGAAGTATTGAAATTTTTTGTCCTGTATAAAAACATTTTTAAAATCCGCACCGATATATTTTAAGTATCTAATAGCAGGTTTATTTTCCACATAAACAAAATTAAAAAGTTTTTTGTTGTTACCGAAAGCAATTTTTCTAATATCTTGTGTAAGTTTTAAAAATGTTTTATTGAATTTAGTTAAATATTTTGTGGATAACATCCAAATAGAAGCAGAAAAGATTTCCCAATTGTTTGTGCCGAACATACAAACCAACTTATCGTTAATAAAAACGGAATAAACATTGTCTAAACACATCATTTTATAAAGTTCAAAATGTTGTTTTAAACTTTTTTCTTTCATATTTGCCAAAATTTCCTGCTTGTCGCAATCTCTCAGATTGTTAAGCAAGAAATCAAAATCGGTGATATTAGCTTTTTGTATGCTTGTTTTCATTTTTTTATCTCGTGCAAGTGGCTTTTACACCACTTGCACAAGCCCCTTTACTATGGAAGAAAGGATTTTTTTATAACTTAGTTCTTTGTATAAGTTGCACTTGTTACGGCACTATCTGCATAACCGGTCTTAATTGCAATAGCTTTTATTGTCTTAGTTGCAGAAACCGTTATTGCAGAAGAATATGTCGTACTTGCGGATGTCGGTGTAGAACCGTCATCTGTGTACTTGATTGTTGCACCTTCCGTAGCACAAGTCATTGTTACAGACATCGATGAATTAAATGTTGTACTTTCAGGAAGAACAACATCAGCACATTGAGGAGCAGGCAAATCTTTCCAATTGTTGTCCCAACTTGTAGTTAAGAAACAATCAACTTTACCTGCTGTTACAACTCTGCCTGATGCAATAGATATTTCAACTTTAACGAACTTTTTCAATTTCAAGTCGATAAGTTTTATTATCTCTTCACCGGCATTAGCCATCAATGATGTTTTTGTGTGCAATGTTTCAGCACCAACCATGTTGGCATAATCAGCGGTTTTTACTGTTATTGTAATATCACCGCTACCGGAAACGGTCAAAGCTTCTTTAACCATAAAAATTAAAGCTAACTTTGAATTACCGCCGTCTATTTCCAAAGCATCGCTTTCAATGGTTTTTGCTGCACTTCCGTCAGAAACAACAGCTTTATCTGCAAACAACTCTAATAATTTATCTTTTACCATTTTAATTATCTCCTTATGTTAAATTTTTACTGCCACAAAATTAAGAAACCTTCTTTTCATCACTTGTAAGTGCTTCTATCTTCTTAAGGTCAAACTGACCGAATCTCAATATCGGTGTAGAATTTTGAACTTGAGCATAATTCAATAATAAATTTGTTTTTCTAAATGCTTCTTGTTCAAGTCTTGTGAAAATAGATTCATTACAATAAACTCTTGGTCTTGTTCCGTTCAATGTAGGAATTTTGTTCTTTGCGGAAATCAACAAATCAAACAAATCTCCATCAGTAAGGTTTGCAACATCGATATTTGCAATTCTTACAACATATTTCGGATTCTTAACGGAAAGACCTACTTTCCATTTGAACACATCGGCATAAGCCATCATCTGACCGTTTCCATCAGGAGCAGGTATCAACTGTTTGTCTAAAGCTTCATGTTCTATACCGGCTTTGGAATTTTTCGGATAGAAAGTTGTTACAGTGTTAGGAGACCAACCAACAAGATAAATTGAAGTTAAATTGTTGTTTCCACCTGCACTTAAAACTTGTTTTCCGTCTATTTTGTTATAGATTGTTTCAAATCCGTTAAAAGCACCGTTTACAACGGAACCTTTAAACAAATCATAAGCAAAAGCTTCACCCATTGCCTGCATGTGTCCTGAATTCTCATTCATTCTTACAGCCGCTTTATCTGATGCAATATCGATAATATCGGCATCAACTGCACCATGAGCTTCGTAAAGTATTACGGAATCTCTGAAGTTTTTACCTTTGGATTTCGTAAACTCTACACCTTGATTGATTTTTCTTCTTGTAACTTGAGGCAAACCGATTCTTCTTACACCTATCATGTCCGTATCGGTCATAGAAGGTACGGAAGGTATATCACTAAGCTCGTTTACTTGGTTGATATACTCCACGATAGTTAAAGCTTTACCACTTGGATCTGTTTCTTTAGCTTGATCTGCTAATGTTTTAAATTCGTTAGCCATTTTTTATCTCCTTTTTTATATTTTTCCTTCTCCATAGTTTTTTGTGTTACATGTTCGGATACAAACTTTTTGCTTTTTGGTGTTCGGTTCTGTTTTCCAAACTTACATTTCCCGAACCGTCAGGTCTGATAAATTTGTCGTCAGACAACTTTTCTCCTACCTTAACCAAAAAATCAACAACAGCCGGATGATTTCCTAAACCTGTACTCTTATCGCCTAAGATTTCAATGAGTTCCTTAGAACCATAAGTTTCAAGTGCCTTTCTGCCTGCTTTAAGTTTCGTTTGGAATTCAGGTCCGTAATTTTTCTTAACCTGCACTTTCCAATCATTGATAGCCGAAACCCTTTGAGCTTCATACTTAGCATTTAGTTTGTTTTGAAAATCTATCAGCTTGTTAGCCGTATCAACGGACAATTTGTTATCTTTACAAAGAGCAATAAACTCTTTTTTCTTCTCGTCATCGATGTTGCTGTTTTCTCCGAAAACCAACTTTGTATCATCAAAATCAACATCACCGTTTTTATTTTTGTTTTTATCTTGTTCACCTTTGTTATCCGGATCATCATCTTTCGGCGGATCCATCAAACCTTCAACATCTTTGTTGCCTTGTTCACCTTTGTTGTCTTTGTCGCCTTTATCTCCGTCATTACCGGGTTGTGGCGGTGTTTTTTGTTCTTTATCATCACCCGGTGCCGGTTGAGGTGGTGTAGGTGGTGTACCTTGTTCACCACCACCATTGTTAGGGTTTTTAACATCCTTGTTTTCTACTGTCATTTTTCTTCTCCTTCTTCCATAATTTTTTGTTGCAACTCTTTGTTATCTTGTGCAACATTGGTGTTAAATTCTTTTTGAGCTTGTAAAAACATATCCGGACAATAAGCCATAATATCGGCATATATTTCTTGCCCTACAGCTCTTTTACCTTCGTTGTATGCTGTTCTGTAAGGGTTATCATCAAAAGATGTCCCGAAAGTTTTTGCACTAACCATAATAGCCCACAAAACTCGTCTGCCTGCCGGAGTAGACATCACTTGCTTGTAATCATTAACTATTCTGTCTCTAATAACTTTTTTGTTTTTAGCCATTATTCCCTTGCCTGTTCATAACTTGAAACAAAATCTTCATGTATACTTTGTTCATTATTATCAATAGCATTAGCGGTATCTATCGTCTGTAAAAATAACGATAAACACTCTTTCATCTTGTTACTGTCTCCGCAAATAGCTTGTGCCGATTGATAAGCCAACTGAAAACTTAATGCTTTAACAAACACATCATCGAACAACTCTGTATTGTTTGAAATGTTTATCGTTGCCAAAATATAAGCATCTTCGATATTTGCAAGAATTAACTTGTTTAAATTGTCGTCAATAACAATTTTGTATTTGTTTTTGGATAACTCTTGTCTGTTTCTTTGTTGCCCTTTATAGAAAAGTTGTTGAATTCGTAACACATTGTCAGGATACGAATACACATTAGGCAAATCTTCTAAATCAGACTCATACCCTTCAACTTTTTGTAACTTCATAACGGAAGTCGCAAAACTCCAAGTATAAGCCCTTAAAGTTTCATGTAATGCCTGATTATAAAATACTTGAATTTTCACAGCTCTGTCAGACGGATCATTAAGGTCAGGTATAGTCTTTTGCCCTAAAACCGTAAGAGCCATATTTAAAATATCAAGTTTGGTAACCATGTTTTTAACCCCTCAAAATTGTTCTCTACATATAAGGGGTTAAAATTCAATTTATGTGTCCGCTTTATTGACGACACGAAAGGAGAGTTTTTTGCACACTTAACATGTACGGTTAGTCCATTGCATAAGGATCATAATCTGTTTGATCCACATTTTTCAATTGTTCTATTTTGGTTTGTACCGGATAAGCAAACGACAACACAAAACCGTCAGCATAATCCGGGCTTTTACCTATCCTCTTTTTAACTTCTTCTTTGCTTTCCAACAAAATTTTATTGTTTTTGTCATAGCTGTAATATACAGACGACAACTCATACCTAACTTGAGCATTTAAGTTTTCATCTGTAGAATAAAGACTTCCGCCGTCTTTCATCCATTCACGAGCAAGTCCGTACATTTCAGCCCTTTTGTTCGCATATAATTTACCTGAAGCTTTTTTAGCAAAATTAACTTCGGTAATCTTCGAACCATACCCTAATTGACAAGCCCTATCATAAGCACCGCTACCGGTACCGCCGGTAGTATCGATAAAACATTGGTCTATTTTAAGTTCATCAATCAACCTTGTAATCTCACCTGCAAGTTGCATACTGTCGGCTTTTTTCAATTGTTGCAAAAATTGTGCTTTTTTACCTTGTCTTAACCAAAAGTTCGAAGCATCATCACCGAACCTGGCTGTATCAATAGAAAGTATTCTCGGATAATCTTCAACCTCAAAATCTTGATACATTGTTGCTTGTGCTTTTTTTATTAAATCTATAGGGCAAATAGCTTTAAATCCGTCAACAGCCAACGGAAGCCCTTCCCAAACATGGTCGTATTCTTCAGGTTGTTGAATTTTACATAATTGTCGTTCACTTTCAAGAGTTTCATTAAAAAACGGATTATCTCTGTAGGTAAAATGTTTGTAAATAGTATCTTCGGCAGGATGAGCACAATAACGAACAAACACCGGATCTTGTTCTGATAATCTGTTAAAAGTAGCCCAAATTTCAGAACCTTTCTTTCTTATCGTAGGAACAAGAATCTGCCAACTTTCATTAGAAACGGTTTGAGCTTCTTCAACCCAAGCTCTGTCAATACCCTCTAAACTCTTTTTACTTTGCATATTTTTTAAACCGGAAAACAAAAACTCACTACTTGTTTTAGTGCAATAAATTCTGTCTTGAAAGAATTTAAAATATTGAGCTAATTTTGAATCTGTTATAATTGTTTCCAACAAATTTTTAACAGATTCTTTTATCGAATTTTGAATTTCTCTGCAACAAAGAATTCTAAACCTGTTATTCATCGATTCGATAATTAAAGCTCTTGCTACAGAATGAGATTTTGCAGAAGCTCTACCGCCGGAAATTATCTTTTTTCTTTTATGAACTTCCAACAAAAAAGAATAACATTCAGGAATAACGATTTCATAAGTATTATTATTGCTGTATTTCATGTACAACATCCTCTTTATTAACATATTTCACAACAAGTTGAACCGGAGCAAAATTGTTGTTATTAACTTCGATACTTGCCGTATCCCCAAAAATACGGTGAAACTTACCAAGCAACTCAAGAGCCCTTAACTTTGCCATTTCGTTATCGGAATTTAAAGCAATCTCTGTTAATTCTTGTAAAACTTGAACTTTAGAAGCAATTGTTTTACCTAATTCATTGCCGATATCTTCAATTTGTTTTTCTGTTTTATTTTCTAATTTTTGTTGCAACTCGTTTAATCTTTCTTTGATTTCCGGTAACTGCATCAGATCATGAGCATAATTATTTAATTTTTTCTTTGAAGTTTTAGTTTTATTAAAAGCTTTCATATAACTTTCTGTCGCATTACCTGTAGCAATATAATAAGCACAAAACTTTTCCCAAGTCGGTTTAAGCTTCTTTTTCTTTTTCATTTTTTTGTATATCTCCTTGTTAAAGGTTGTAAGTTATATTTAACAACAACTTTTCTTATCTGTCTGTTACTTATACCGCTTCTTTTTCTAATCTTTTCATAAGTCCAAGCCATCGCAAGTAAAGAAATAATAATTCTGTCTTTTTTCGGTATATGACGATAATCGAAATGAGAAATAAAAGATTGTTCTGTTTTTAAAAATTGTCTGTAAGAACAAAAATCATCAAAATTAACTCTAATATCGTTAGTTAAATTAACTTTTTTCAATTAAACTCTTCTCCTTCTTATAAAATTTTACTCCCAAAGAAAACAGCTAAACAAAATAACATAAAACAAGCTATCAAAATAACGGTCAACAACATTTTTCTTCTCCTACAAAAAACTCATTTGTTTATCTTCTTGTTTGGCTTTTTCTTTATAATCTTTTAAAATTTCTTCCATAATTTTTATTCTTTTATCCACAATACTTTGACTTATTTTTCCTTGTAAAACCAATCTCGGAAAAACATCTTTTCGCATTTTTAATTCTCTTTCAATTTCTTTAATTTTATCGTTTGTTGTTATTATCATTGTCATAAATTATCTCTCCATTAATTTTTTCAAACACATATTTTCCTAATTCCGGTATCACACAATTTCTTAAAATCTGCCTAAATTCAACATTGCTAAAATCTTTTCTGTATTTGCTTAAATCAAAACCGTATAATTTCTGCATTTCTTTTTCATCGTCTTTAAGATTCATAAAGCTGTGATTCTTGGTATCTGTTAAAATAAATTTGTTGCTCCAAAAGAAATGTCTGTTCATTTCAAAAGTCGGTGCTATTAAAGGTTTATAGTATGGTTTAACATTTTCTATTACCCAATTCCCTGAATAAAAATGTTGCAACAAAATTATTTCTTGATATAACTTCATATCCGGATAAACTATCTTTTCTGTTTTGTGATAGTTGAACATCTGTAAATCACTATGTGTCGGACACGGTGGACTTGCCCAAATAAAATCAAACTCTCTAAAATGTTGCCTTAAATATTCGTGAGCATCACCGACTATAACTTCATCATTCGGATAAAAATCTTTATAAATTTTCGCTATCTTTGGGTTTAACTCTATTGCGGTTATATCGTGTTCCCCCCCCCAAAGTTTTCTATTTCCGCCTATACCGCAATATAAATTTAAAATTTTCATTTACACCTTCTTAAACACCGACTTAGATTTTTTAGAATATATGTTTTTCATAACATCAAAACACTTAATAATACCCTCTTTGTCTAAATCTAAAAAACATTCACAATGTTCGGGTTTTAATTCAAACTTATCACTTTGAACACGATTGGCAACTAACTTTGCTTTATCCAAATCATAACCATACTTATCAACCAAATAATCCACAAGTTGTTGATAATCTTTTGGTATTTCCGCTTTTTCAGATGTTGCCGTTTGTTGTTTGTCGTTTGCCGTTTCAGGTTTTGGAGAATTAAAAAAAGGGGGTTCGGGGTTCTCCCCGTTTGGTTTTCCTTTCACACTTTCCTTTCCTTTTTCTTTATCTTCTTTTCCTTTAACTTCTTTTAACTTCTCTTTAAAAAAAGGAGCGGAACTCGTTCCCCACTCCTTCCCCACAGGTTCCCCACCGGTTCCCCACTCCTTCCCCACTAACTCATCAGTTTCACTCTTAATTTGTCCTTTTTTTTCAGTACCTTCAAACTTTCCTTTTAATTTACTTGCGGTTGCTTTTTTTATTTTTTGATGTTTTAGAAAATTTTTTATACAAATCACACCATTTTTTGTAGAAATTACACCAATTTTAAATAATTCCGCTAAAAAATTTTCAATTCTTATATTTTTTTCGTAAGGAAAGCATTTTACAGCTATCCATTTTGAATTATTTTCTAAAAAACCTTCATCATCCGCAAAGTTCCATAAAGCAATAAACAAAAGTTTTGCTTTATCGCTTAAAAGAGCAACTTTCGGATCTTCCCAAAATTCCGGCTTAATCATTCTGTTTCTTGCCACTTGTTTTCTCCTAATCTAAACTTCCTAATCCTGCTTTAAAATTATGTGCAATTAAAACACTGTCTGCATTGCTTAAATTCAATTTTGTAGCCAAATAAGGATACAACCTTTTAGCCACATCATAAGCCGCTTTTTTAAGTTCGGCAGAACCTCTCAACCCTTTCGGCAACAATCTTTTCTGCCAAATTTTAGACGATACTACCGTATAACCTATCTCACATTCTTCTAAAGCTATAACTTCAGCTTCAAAACATCTAATTGAAATTAGTGCTGTATTCATCATTCTCGGACCTGCATTAAAAGGTTTTTCCATAAAACAATGAATATTATTTTCACCTTTTTTTATCCGGGACAAAAGCTCACACATACCCGGAAAATCTATCCGGGTAATGTGTCTTGCTTCTTTCTGATACGACAACTCTTTTTTTATCGGCAAACTGTGTATTGCCATAATATTTAGTTCGGTATCATACACCGCCAAACTTCCTGTTGTACCGTTATCTAACCCTATTATTTTCATTAAAAAGGTACCTCGCCGTTATCCATATTATCCATATTATTAGTATCATCATCATTATTTGTAACTTCTTGTGCTGTTGTCTCTATAACATTTTCGGAAGGCGGTAAAGCTAAAGTAACATTTACCGGACCTTCTTTATGTTTGCCTGCTTCGAACTCTTCTTTAAGTCTTATATCATCCAAATCTATCGGAACGGTTTTTATTACTTCTCCTGTTTGAGGATGAATAACATACTTTTCACCTTTATCAAAATTAAACTTTACTTTACATGTAACTGTTTTATTTGTCGATTTTTTCAAAATATCGTTACATAACTGATTTTGTTCCCTATGCAACTCTGAAAGCTGTTTGTTGTAATCGGCAACAACACCTTTCTTTTCTTCAGTTACATCTTCCGCCTCTTTTATACAACTTACTAATCTGTCTCTTTTTTCCGTCAACTCTTCCGGTGTAAAAGTTATCTCGCAAGGATACTCCGTTGTTCCTTCCATCTCATGAAACTTTTGTTCTTTTTTTGTCTTTCTTGCCATAGTTTTTAATTCTCCTTTTTAAAATTTATTGCCTTATCAATATTTTTTTGTTTATCAATTAACATCTTCGATATTTTTACATCTATACTTCCGTCAACAATTAAATGGTAAATCATAACCGTATTTTTCTGTCCTATTCTATGACACCTGTCTTCTGCCTGGCTAACATTACCGGGCACCCAATCAAGCTCTGCAAAAATAACCGTAGAACTTGCTGTAAGTGTTATTCCGGCACCGCAAGCAAGAATAGAACCTATAAAAACTTTTATTTTAGGATTGTTTTGAAACTCTTTTATTGCAACATACCTTTCTTCTTGAGAAGAATCTCCGGTAAGCTTTACAGACTCGTTTTTAAACTCATTATGTATCTTATTTATAACTTCTTTATGGTGAGCAAAAACAACAACTTTATCGGTATTTTCTAAAGTACTTTTAATAAACTCTATTATTAACGGTATTTTTGCAATAGCGGTATTCTTTCTTAATATCGCAAGTTCACTAAACCCTTTATCAACACTAAACTCCAAATTGTTTATTCTTTCAACATAACTATCAAACAAACTTAAAAATCTTTGTTCTTGTTTTATTGCATCTTTTAACTCTTTACTATCTGCATCGAAAATAACAGGTTGCCTAATTTTGTCCGGAAGCTCCGTTAAAACATCTGCTTTCATTCTTCTAATCATTATTGATGATCTTAATTTTTGTTGAAGTTCCTCAAGGTTTTTAGCTCCTTTATACTCCATATAACCGAACTTATTTTGGTGCATATCCGCATATCTTGTCATGTAATGATACCAATCCATCTCAAAACCAAGTCTTTGTATCAATGCAAAAAGTTCGGCAGGTCTTGAAACTATCGGTGTTCCTGTCATGTGTATATTTCTTACGGTTCTTTTAGATATTGCATCTACAGCTTTTGTTCTTAAAGCTTTTTTGTTCTTAGTTAAATGAACTTCATCGCAAACAACCAAATCAAAAAAATGATTTTTAAACAAATCCAACAACTTCGGTAACCGGTTATAAGAACAAATTACAATATTTTCATTATTAAAATCTTGTGCAACATCAACAATTTTAATTGTAAGCGGCTTTACAAGCCATTTTTTAAGCTCTTCCAACCAATTCCTTTTAAGTGTAGCCGTACAAACAATTAATACCTTTCTTATGTCATTAATGTTGTTTATAACACCTATTGCCTGAATTGTTTTACCTAACCCCATTTCATCTGCAAGCAACACATTTTTTTGTTTTATACAAAACTCTATTCCTGCTTTTTGAAACGGTAAATAATTTAGTCCTACAGGCGAATTAAAAAACATGTTACTGTTTACTTTTTTAGAATCTTCAATTTTTTTGTTATACAAAACCTTTTGTTTTTGTAATGCCTCTACCGTTGGCAAAGTTGCATATTTCTTTAATTTTTCTGCAACTGTTATATCGGTAGTTTCCCATTGTCTTAACTTTGTATTCCACGAAAAACCTGCTTGTTTTGGCACAAGCCGGCTTTCGTAGTTGCATAAACAAAAAAATTTATTTTCTAAACTTGAATACTTTAATTGAATCATTCTTTAAAACTCCGGTGTGTCATCAGGTTCAATTGCATCGTTACCGCCATCTACATCAAACTTATCTGTTGTATACTCACTTTTTTTAAATGTCTTTATCTTGTTATTTTTTACTGTTGTTTCGTTACCGTTAGTATCAGTCCAGGGTTGCTCTTCATGATAAATTTCCGCAACAACATCCATACCTACAATTTTATCCGGATCAAACACATACATATTGTTTTCATCTTTTTTATACTGTCCTGTAGCATCAAGCAAAGATTTTAACAACCATCTCTTTTTTTCTTCAGCAACTAAAAAGAATGTATCCGTTGCACCTGTTACAGCTTGTTGTATTTCGCATTTAAACATTCTGTTACCGCTTTTACTTGTCATAAACTCCATAGACAAAATTTTTACTACAGTATCGCCCGGCTTAAACAACTCTTTAGGTCTTCTTTCGTTACTCATATCCATTTTAAAAACAGCCATTTTTTCTAATCTCCTCTTTTTATTTTATTCTTAATCTTTTAAGTTCTTTTAAATTGTTATAAATAGTTAATGCAGGCAAAAATATGTTGTTAAAAGCTAAATCTATTGTTTCTTTATTAACGGTTTCCGTATTGTATTTAACTTCGTTTTTAGCAAGAGAAACAATAACAGCTTCATCAACACATGTCTTATAAATTTCATTATAAAGATTCACATAAGCACTAACCTGAATAACATACTCATCATAAATTTCAGGCGGTTTGCCGTCTTTTGTTTTACCTGTTTTCCAATCGAAAATAACAAGCTTATCATTCATTACACCTAAACAATCTAAAGTTCCGTTAACTTTATATTTTTCGCTTGTCATTTTAAGTTCTGCAACTTCAAGTTTTAAATTCGGATTGTCATTTCTAAAAGAAACAAAACTTTGTACCGCATTTTTAACTTCTTCACCGTAATCCGTTTGAATTGTAGTCGGCTTACCTATAATAAGGTTTTGTATAAGACTATGAATTTGTTTACCTATTGTTATACCTTTCCTGCTTTCTTCGTCACAAAATTGAGCTGTATTATTTTTATACCACATCTCAAGCCCAAGCTTTCTTAACACTGCCAACACCGTTGTTATCGATGGATACTTATTTGTATATCTGTCTGCCATGTTTTTTATCTCCTTATATTTTTTTGTATTCAATATTATTATCTGCAATAAACTGTCTTAACATTTTTAATTGTTCTGCCGTTGCACAAAAAGCAAGTTTTATAATATACTTTTGCGGTTTAGGTTCTTCCGGTCCTGTAGGAACAACTTCTTCTTGTTTTCCACCATACTTCTTGTTTAAATCTTGTATTTTATTTTCAGTGTCTTGTTGTTCTTTTTTTTCTTGTTGGTAAGTTTGTTCTATAACATTTACTTTTTTATCTTGTTCTGTAAGTCTTTTCCCTTCTGCAAGGGCAACCTGCAAATCAAGAGTTTGTATAAACTTATCTATTATTTGCTTTTCATATTTTTGGTTTAAATTTTTTATTGTGTCATATCCGGTCTTAAAATCTTTTATAATTGTTGCTATCTCTTCGCATATACTTTTAGATGAAGTTGTTTTATTTAACCATTTTTCTTTAAATATCTTTTCAAACGGTACAAGATTTAAAATTTCTTTAGCTTCTTTTTCATAATATTTTTTTATTTTGTCTTTTTTAACTTGCTTTTGTTCTATTTCAAGCTTTTCTAACTGAATACTTATTAAATTTAACGGTTGGTCTATTAACTCAATTATTTCTTTATACTCTTTTTCAAACTCTTCATACGGCTTTAAAAACTTTTTCTTTAACTCTTTTCTTTTAATTTCAAAACTATCCCTAAATTTTCTTAACTCTGCCAAATCTTTTTTACTGTCTTTCATTGATTCTTCAGTAGCTGTTATGTTACTGTAATACTGCATCCTTTTACTTATTTCCGCCTTAATTTCTTCTTTGTTAAACTTTACTACAGGCAACTCTCCTGTAGGTTGCGAAATTACCATTTCCATATTTTCCATAGTTTTAAATCCTCTCTTCCATTTATTTTTTAAAACAACTCTTCTACTTCTTGCTCTTCCGTTTTTTTAGGTTCTTCAACAACAACTTCAGCTTCCTGAACAACACTTTTTTTAGGTTCTTCAACTATAGCCGGTTCTTCTACCGGTGTTACTTCTCCGGTTTCCATATTTACATTAATTGCATTACTTTGTTTTACTCCCGGTAACTCGTCAAAATCTTCATACAGATTCGCACCACCTAAAATTTGTGGCACAAACATTTTCATACCGATACTTACAGCTCTGTTAAAAAGCATCGATTGCGGATATTTTCTCCAATTATCTCTGTTTACAAGCCCGGCTTTTGCAGCTTGTTTAATAGAATACGATGAAGTTCCTAACAACTCACCGTTTTCATAAAACTCTATCGTACAAATCTCTTCTGTAGATGCTTTAACTTTGTAATCAAAAACTTTTGTTTTTTTAATTTTTGCTGTAAATACTTTAGTCAAATAACAAATCTTATCATCCAATATATAAACGGCAGTCATTGATTCTATCGGTGAAAGACCTTGCTCCCTTCCGGCAATAATTTTCACTAATGCTTGAGCCGCACTTTTAACATCTTTAAAAATACCGCTGTCAAAAAATGCTTGTGCAATTTGTTTGTCTTCTAAAATCGACAAACTTTTACTTTCTTTTTTTTCTACAATTGCTTTGTTTTCTTCCATAGTAAAACACTCCT